AACAGTTGACGAAGTAGCATCATCTAAATTTACAGAACCCTTTACTGGTTCTTGTCCCATAAATGTCTGCTGATAATCAGTTACTAGTCCAATTTCACCCGGAAGTAATTTCGGGAGATTTGCTAGTGTACCTTTTCGTGCTGTCATTCTTGCGGTAATTGTTGCCATGTTATTTCTTCCTTATGTTAATGTATTTATGATAAGCGATAGAATTTTTCTAACCTTTGAGCCCATTTCATTTCCCAATCTTTGAAATCTTCTGGGTCACTTTCAAACAGTTGCCATTGGCAATCACCACTACACATAAAGATAGCAATACGGCTAATATCAGTGCCATACATCTCATTGTGTGCGTTTGCGTATGCGGCTCCTTGTAGGAAATAATCATCAATCCATTCACGTTTTTTAGGTTTATTTGTTTGTTTAAAGTCCATAATAGTTGCTTCGCCTTTGTATACACCAACTAAATCTGTTGTGCCTGCATACAATTCTTTTGCTACTAAGTTTACTTCTGTACCCCATATTTCATCAACATCTTTTTCAATGTTATCCACAACCACCTGTGCCATTGCTTTGGCTTGTTGATGTACTATGTTGTTTCCAGGGTTATATGTTTCGTATTCGCCTAATGCCCAATGTTCTAATATATTGTGCATAACTGTTCCACGATTTGCGGCAGTTGTAGTAATGCGTTGTGCTTCTTCTGTACCAACACGCTTACGCCAATTAGCTAATGCTTGACGCTTCTCTGCTGGTTGTGTAGCACTTAGGATTGTTGTTACACTTGGAACAGGGTCGCCCCAAGGGTTTTGGTATAGACGCTTACCGTCTACACTAGTTCGTTTAAATTCTTGATATGGGTATGGGCTTATAATTTTAGGCATACATAAAGTATACTATAATTAAGACAGTATGTCAACGAATTTAGTCAAAATATAATTGTCAAATACCCATTTATTTGCCTTAGGACTCCAATGATCGTCTTCGTAAGAAATAATTAAATCATTTTCTATTAATAAGTTTTTTCGCAACTCATCACTAGCAACTGAAACACCCCTTTCAAATTTATCTCGTTGAACTTGTTGATCAACGTTAAATGCTTTACTAAGTTGTATATATGCATTGTCTAAACCTAAATACTCGTCATTTGGATCGTCGAGTAATTCTAGTTTTATTATATGTTTAAAATTATACAAACTATCCATGTTGTCATACCAATTATTGTTAAAATTTTGATAAGCAGTTGACATAGACTGTGCAGACAGCGCCTCTTGTATCGATTTTTCAATATGTGCAGGTGCAGGTGGCTTTGTATTACGCATTACAGTATCACTATGAACTGAATACCAATAATGATAATTATGTGCAAAGGTTGTATAGTTATCGTCGACCTCTGTTAATACCTCAAACATTCCATCTTTATCACCGTAGTGTTGAAATGTTCTATGATTAAAAGTTCTGTTAGTAACAACCACATCAACATCTTTTATTTTTGCATCAACAATTGCTAATCGAAAATAATCGTAGCCTCGTCCGCCTGTTGAATAATTAAAATATTGATGTTGTGGAAATTGTTGTGCTAGTAAATAAGACCAATGATTTTTTTCTTGGCCTTCTTGGTCATAAGCTGAGAAGCTATCCCCAATAAATGCTATTTTCATATTAAATTTCTATTTCTGTTAGTCCGAATTCTCTGTCTAAATATTTGTATTCTACTTTAACTGGATCCCAAACTTGAATATGTTCTATTACATCGTTTGGATCAAACGGTCCACATGTGTATACGTCTAGTTGTATTAGTGCTGGGTCAACATCATTCCATACATGACAAGCAAAATGTGATGTTTCAATAATAACAACACAAGTTGGTCCGTTGTTACCGGGCATATAATCTATGTTTGCTGAGATAGGACCTTCTAGTATTTTCATACCAATTTTGTCCACGAGTTCAATCATCCACGCTTTGAGTTCATCTTCTAACGGTGGCTTGTTTGCTTCAATTCTTAGGATAATATGCTTATGTACTGGCGAAAGCATACTACTACCAATACACGTACCATTTAAACGTTCTACTAGTAGAAGTGTTTGTTAATCTCTCGATCTTATATCCCAAGTCTGAAAAATGTTTGATTACCTGATTCATTTGGTTTTGAATAGCACGATCAGTAGCTGTTCCTTGCCAAACAATATAATAATCTACACTTGTTGGATTTGTGATTGAGTAAACACCTGCTACAAATCCAAGAGCTGTATTTGCTGTGCCGGCACCAATTTCATATGACCATGTTGCGCCTGCACTATCTTCTATTGTTAGTACCAAATAGCCTGCATCTTTAGAGGCTGTTAGACCTGGAATTGCTGCATCATTAATATCTGAAATTATTGCATTAAGTGATGTTCCAGACGTACCTAGTGTTATTGTATTACTGTCGATGATAAATGTATCTCCAACGTTAACTGTGGGGTTGTTAACTGTACCTATCTTTTGTACACTTGGAGTAGATATTGTCATTGTAGTACCATCATCTACATATGCTTCAAATTTTCCTAAGCCACTTTGAGTAATAATAGCTTCCATAATAGATTGTGTTTCTTTGTACACAATCATATCTTGCGATGCTTTTGATCTTGCCTGGGCTGCGTTTAATCCTACACTCATTTGCTCAACTCTTTATCTACTTGTTTCTTAGCCATTGCTTTGACTTTTTTCTTATTTTTTTCTGGGTCAACTTTGTTTAAATTGCTAGCACCCATACTTGCAGTATTAAAATACACTATACCATCTTTAATATTATTAACAATAGGTATGTTATCTAATTCATCAAATAGTGACTGGTCATCAACATCTACACCCATTGCTACTAGTTCTCCAACTAATGCGTCAAGTGGAATGCTTTCAACTCCTTCGCTACTTAATATAGACAGTAGATCAATTACTTTTGAATCCACTACTGATATTTCAAAAAGATCAGTGTATCTCATAGTATTACTTCTTTAATACCGCGAATGCTTGTTTTAAAATTTCTTTGTTAACTTTACCATCGGCCTGTGCTTCTTTTACCATACTTAGTGCTTGGAGATATGCGTCTTCTTTCATTTCTCTTCCACCATCGTCTGTTTCTGCACTTGCAGCATCGGCACCTTCGAAGTCGTCCATTTCTGGTGCTACTTCAATGTCGCCTTCAATGTCATCAAGTCCGCCATCCATGTCCATGCTTGTATCATCCATGCCCATATCTGATTCTGGTGCTTGACCTTGAGCTACTAAAACTGCATCTGCCACTTGTGCGTTTGCTGTTTTTACTGCTTCGAGAGCCGAGCCAATTGCCGCTTCTGCTGATGTGTTAAACGCATCTGCTTCTGCTGTACCGACTTCTTCTTTCATTGCATTTGTAATACTCATTAACTCTTCTACTTGCATACTAGCTAAATTTTCAGCCATTTTCTGTAGATCGTCTGCCATATTTTTTGCTGCTAAAAGGACTTCTGCTTGGTCTAGTTCATTTTCCATTATTGGATTGTTTTCCATAGCTGTGTTTATACCTTCCAGAACTAGCAATAACTTCTGATATTGCTTATCGTTTACTTCTACACCACTTTCACGTAGTGCTTTGATTTTTGTTTCAGTAACTACTTTAACTTTTTCTAACTTGGCGTTGCCAGCTGAAAAGTCAAAACTCATACCAAATACTTCTTTAAGTGTCGAATCTAATTTGTTTAGATTCTTTACGTTTAATTGTTTTAATTCCATGTTATTACCCCACTAGAGTTTTTATTATATATTGTATTTATGCTCAAAGGGCACTTTTGATCTGTTTTTTGATTTCTTTCATCTTATAAACAGCTGCACCTTGTTTTGCCATTGCAATATCGTGTTTACTGCTCTCTACAATGGTTTTGCACTTCATTTTATACGTTGCTGCTTCTTGCAACGAACTTGCGTATCTGTTATCTAACTCTAATAGTCTATTTACTTTGCTATCATTGTCAAATAGTAACCCTTTTACAATACCCATTGCTGTTTCAAACAATGCTAATTCACTGTGAATAACTTTATTGCCTTCTTTGATATTGTAAAATGTTTTCTTAATGCCTGGTACAATGGTTGTTTTTTCCATTGTAATTTCGTAATTGTTTACTCTAACTGTATCGCCTTTTTTATCTATTGCTGATAATTCAATGTCATTTTGTGATTCTTTTACTATCTCTTTAGTAACCTGTGTAGTTGCTTCGTCTAATTTTTGTAAAATACTTAGCATACCTTCTGCGTCTTTACTAACACTACCTAATATGGTAGGAGATGGTTTATTTTTCTCGTTTTTAACTTTTTGTGCGGCAGTTGGTTCTGCTGCAGCTGATTCGTTTAATTTAGCAATGATATCCATCATTCCTTTTACTTCTTCTGTTGGCATTATAGGCTCCCTCTCATACGTTCATAATATACTTTATTATTCTCTACTATCTTTTTAACAATATTTTTGTTAACTAGACTTTGAATTAGGTAAACTTGACGCTCTGACAAATCGTCTTTGCATGTGCGTTCTAATAAGTTTTCGTACATTTCACTTTCGTGAAGTGACATAAATGTTGGGATTCCGCCTGGGGTTTCAATGCTTTTCATTTATTTCCCCATTGCCAATTGTCTTAGGCGTTCAATTTCTTGTGCGTTTATATTTACTTGTTGTTGGTTTTGAGCTGCAACTTCTGAATTGTTGGCTCTTTCAATATCATCTGGATCTACATTACCGCCTCTTACTGCACCTTGTCCAGTTGCTACATTGCCTCTAGGAGGAGCACCAGCTACTGTTCTGGGTATTACATTTGCATCTCTGGCTTGATCTTGTGCTGTATTAGTATAGCGTCTTTCTGTTCCTGATGGCGAAGTTCCTTGAGCTCTAATTGTGGCTCTACTTGGTTGCGCCGAAGTGGCAGTTCCGTATGCTTCGTCTACACCAGATAATTTTTTTAGTCTGTCTACTGCTTCTTCCATGTCAATTTTATGCATGTTTTCGCTATCTAACATTTTCCATTCGTCATATGACAAATAAATGTCACTGTCTGGATCAATATACTTGCCTTCTTTTGGATCGTAATATACTGTTTTACCACTCTTTGTTTGAATAGGACCTTCCAATCCATCACGCTCTTGGTATTTTTCTCTGTTAATACTAGGTAATTCTGACCAACCTTCGCTTACTGCACTTAGGTCTATAATGCTTGAAAATGCATCATTGTCATCTGATTTTATTGAATTAATAAGTTTTAATGTTTCTGAAAAGGATAAATTTCTTAATTGCTCTGATACTTGATCTTTTGTAAGTTCCATTCCGAACTTAACATTTGCAAAGTCTATTACTGTATCAATTGTACTATTGTTTATTACATCCATTTTATTACCCTCTTGCTTTATTTAGCCTTGCAACAATACGACTTGCCGGACTTAATCTTTTTGTTCGTTGTGCTTTCTTCATCATTCTAGCACCTTTGGCTGCTCTAGTACGTCTAAGTACAAATCTCTTTTTGAGATTTATAGGAGCTGCACACTGACTAGGATTTGCAACTGGTCTACCTTTGCGAGGTCCTACTGTACAACGAAAAGCTCTGCTTACTTTATCGCCTCTTTTTCTGAATATTACTTTTGCTTCAGAAACGATTGTATTATATGATTCGTTTAGCAACATATATTATCCGCCTACTAACGGTGTAACTGTTTGTAAATTTAACAACAATAGTACTACTGTGGATAACAATCCTGCAATAACTGTCGCTGCTGCTCCGATGACTAATTTATTGCTAGACAATGTACTTGCAGTCTGCTTTTCTGATACTTTAGCCATGGCATCTGTTAATGAGTCTACTTTAGACTCTAATCTGTTTAATTTTTCTTCTAACACGCGATATCTCTCCGCACATAAATCTACATGTGCCTCTAGATTTTCACGCTCAAGTCTTGACTGGTTCATTGCCATATTTTGTTCTCACAATCTTTAGCAGCGTCTTATAGAGCTGATTTTTAATTAAATGCATCCTTGCACTTCTTATATGTATTTATACAAATTCACTATATTTAAAGTATGTGTTTTTGCTTATTGTCTTTGTATCTATGCTTTCTGGGTTAATTAATGCTGTTTCGTCTAATGTTACATGAACTGGCATTGTATTAAAGTCCTCTTCCAACATATAAATATCGTTTCCATCTTTCATCCAAGCATCTGCTGTTTCACTGGCAAATTTTAATACCCATATATCATGTAATCCAGTAAAACTACTACCAAATTCATAATCAGCTACATCCTTCGCATCTAATTTAACAACACTGCTTAATACAGGTTGTGATCTTAAACTTATACTTTGAATAAAAGTGTTTAAATTCTGAGCTTGAAAAAATCCTTTTGCATCTGCTTTAGGACTTAAGACACCTGAATCTGTTATATCTATTAGTGTATATACTGTATAAAAATCTGTAGAGCCCGTTAAAACTTCTACTGGTCTGCTTGTTCCCATCCACTACTGATCCATGCCAGTCATTTTACCAGCAGTATAACCTGCTGCAAATGCTGCCGCTCCACGCATAATGCGTTGACCAACTGTTTTCTTTTCATTGTTGTCAAGATTTAAGTTATTACTATCTGAAAACTTTTTAAACAGTGGTGTTAAATCACTGCGTCTAGCATTTAATCTATAGTATTTGTTTAATTGTGTAGAAGCTAACTGTTGTTGTTGCGTAGTTAAATTAGTCCAATCTCCTATTAGTCTTCTTGCCGCTCTTAATTTTGGATCTTGTATTGCTAATTGCTTTTCAAGTTTATAAAAGAATGCTTTTGCTTGTCCAGGATTTGCTTGCCCAGTTTCTACTTTCTTTAAGAATTGCTTAATTTGTGTATCACTAAATTGTACTTTAGCAAGTAATAGCTTATCTGCTTCAGAGTCAGCTAACCCGCCAGGCTTATTTAATGTAAACATTGTTTGGTAAATATCAGTTCCACTAGGACTAGGCTTATTAAACCCACCATACATTCCTGTTCTACGTGCATACTGTTTAGCCACTGGTGCGTATTTGTAATCATTTGACATAGCATAAAGACTTAATAGTCCTACAAACAAATGATCTGTTAATCCTCTGGCACCTTCTTTGCTAATTTGTTGTCTTGTTTTAAACATACGAGCTTCACCTAATGACTGGATAAATGACAAATTGTTGTTATTAGTTGGCATTTCATGTCCGCCTTCCATGGCTGCATATTGTTCTAGTGTATATTTTTCTTTACTCATTTTTTAAAATCTCCGAGGCAATTTTTCATTACATTACTTGCAGTATTGGTAAAAAATCTAGGAGCAATACTGTGTATAATAAGTGCAGGTACAGCCAATTGTAATTTTACTGCGACCTTTAATGCTCTACTCATATGAGCAAACGCTGTAGTATTTTCTTCTTTTAAGTGTAATTTGCACTGTTTACTTAACATCTAATTGTTCCTTGCCATGTTTGCCGCCGTAAAGCCTGCTCTGTTTACTAGTTTAACATCTTTGTCTACTACATACCCTTCGCCGCCTCTTTGGCCGCCTGTGTATGCTTCTACATCAGCATCTTGTGAATCTAATGCAGTAATAATCATATTCTTAACTTTCATTGCTCCTCTAATAAAATTAAAGGTTGCATTAAAGCCTTCTAGATTAGCATTTATATATTCACCAAGTCTTTGCTTTTTAGGTGCTGATAGTTTACTACCGTCTACCCATCTCATAAAGTCTGCGCCTAGTTTATCTAAGCCGCCTGTTTTAACTGATGCATTAATATACGTGTAAAGTATTTTACCAAAGTCTGCCATTTTTAATTCTGGTGGTACATTAAATAATTTGTCAATTGCACCTGCATGTTTTCCTACAAATGCATCTAATTCGTCTATTGCAGGAATATCTACACCTGGTGATTTTTGTACCATAACTGGTGGCATAATAAATGTTGGACCGCCTTGGAAACTTGACATGTCAACACTACTTTTTTCGCCGTCTAGTCCAATTGCCATATGTACAACAACACCTACATCACTGTCTGCAATTTTTTTACCTACATCACTGTCTAGTTTTACTTGATATGTTGTAGTGTTAGGTTTAAATATAAACTTGTTATCTTTTACTTCTGGTTTTGTAAACCAAAGTAAATCTCCGTGTACATAGCCTCTAAAATCTGCTGGTACTGTTGCTTCTACTTTAGGCCAAATCTCTTTCATCTTGCCTGCAAACTCTCCATAATCTTGTGGATTCTTAGCATAGCCTGGGCGATTCTTTAACATGCCTTCTAAATCATCTGCACTAGTAACTTTGCCATCATACCCTTTGGCAGTAAATCCACTCTTATCTGTTAATATGAATTCACCTTTTTCATTACGGCCAAATATAACTGCTGGTGAGCCGTCCCACTTAACAGTGACAGTATTAGGTTGTTGTTCTACTTGATGTAATGTTGCAATGGCTTTTTTTGCTCCAGCACTACCATCCCATAAAATGAGATCTTCTAAGTGCTGAATACGAGCATTTTCATTTAAGTCCTGTGCTGTTGGAGTATATAAACCTTTGTGTTTTAATCTAATGTTTCTTAGATTTCTAGGCTTACGTTTGTGTGATCCGACAATATCTGTTACTTTCATTTTGGACCCCTGATCTTTTTAACACCTCTGTTAAAACGTTCTGGGTCCCTATTTTTGATACTTAACATAATACGCTTGGTTAGATCCTGAGCAGTATCGGCATCGTAGTTAGAATCAATCATCTCTAAAATATTAATAATGCTACTGATCGCGTTGTTTCCTTTGCTTTCCAGTAGAGCTGTTTTGTCTTTTTTTGGTGCTAAAGAGTTGATTTCCTCTAATAAGCTACGAGTACGTTTTTTCATGTCTATGTCTCCAGTAATAGTTACCTTATATAGTATTTATCTATTTTATTAACTATTGCTACGTTTTAGCATACTGCGTAGTTTATCATGTCCTTGTATAGTATTTTCTACTACACTATTCTCTGCAATATTCTTTTCTTGATGTGTTACCTTGTTTTGTGATTTTATCTTATCAAATATAGCACTAGGTTGATTCATTGTTGATCCTGCTTCATCGTCATCTAAATCTTTAATACGCAAACCTCCTATGTCAAACGCTAAGTCAACTTTCTGTCCAACACCACTACTACTACGTGTTTTCATAAATTGTACTTGATATCTGCCTCGTTCACGCATTGCTTGGCTTGTAAAGATACCAATAACATTATCTGCTGTCTGAATCTTACTTAAACCACCTGAGATATGACTGTGATCAAACTCTACTTCTTCTACTGCTGCCCTGTTTAACTGCGATGCAGTTGCAAATAATATATCATGTTCTACTGCAAAATTACGCATTTCTTCAGATACAAATTTATCCTTAATAAACAAATCACTAGGACTTACTTTGCTTTGTGCTGGCATCATTAAGTCTAAGTAATCAATTAGCACTGCATCAATTTTTAAATCATTTTTAGTTTCATATTCACGCATGTAACTCGTAATTGCATTAATTGTAATACCATTTGGTAATTGTACAATTTGTAGTTTACCTGCTTTTTTACCTTGCATACGCACTTTTAAATCTACATCATCTACATTCTTAAATACTTCTTTTGTATTCATTCCTGTAATCATACTATCCAATCGCATACTAGATAATTCTTCACTAAGCTCTAAACTTATGTAAACAACATTTAATCCTGCAATACTCCAGTTTAGTGCTAAATTCTGTAAGAACAAACTTTTACCACCACCTGATGCTGCTGCAAATATATTTAATTCGCCTCTGTTAAATCCGCCATATAGTTTTTGATCTATGTCTCTCCAACCTGTACTTGTTCCACCACGAGCATTTCTTACACGCTCAATGCGTTCTGCTGGTGATTCCCAATAATCAGTACCCATGTGTTTTGCAAGCCCAATGCCTACTGCTTCTTTAATTTTTCTTTCTACTGGTCCATATTCGCCTTTTTCAAGTAAATCTGCACTCTCAAGTATTGCTGACTCAAGTGCTTTGTGTTTACAAAAAGTTTCAAACTCGTCAATAAACCATTTTTGATGTCTGTCATCTACATCTTTTAATTCTTGCAACTCTACATTTGTTGTTGCTTTAATTTGTTCTAGCGTAGGTAACGCACTATAGTTCATAGCATGTTCTTGTATAAACTCTACACCTTTTCTTAGTTCTCTGTCAAAGTATAATGGATCAATAATTCCATTAACTCGAGAAAACAAATCCTTGTCTTGTGCTAAAAATTCTACAAACAATCTTTGTAAGTCTATGTTATATTCTTTTACTTGTTCATTCATTTGCAATACTTTCTCATCATTAATTCAATTTTTGTTTTGTTACTTTCAACACTATTAAGTATACTACTTATTGTATACAATCTTCCGTGTTTTGTCAAGCTATCTGAGGCATCTTTGCAATCTTTCCATTCAGGAAATGCTACACTCCAACCATGCTTAATAGCTGCCTTGCACATTAGTTTACCTGCCTCATCTGCGTCTGGTAATATTACAATTTGCTTTTGTAAACTGTGCAATATATCTGCTTGTTCGTCATTTATGTTATTACTACCAATTGCACAACCATCTGTAACAATAGCATCTAGTTGTCCTTCAGTTACAATAACAATTTCTTTATCTGCTGTTTGCCTATCTAAACCATATACAAAATCTTTTTTAGGCTGTTGATTATAATACTTTGGCATTCCTTCAGGAATATTATTACCTGCCCATCTTGCAGTATAGCCTACTACTTTACCTTTGTATGTAAATGGCAATATAAATCTTTTACTTACTCTGCCATGTTGTTTGCTTGGACTCCACATAAACCTATCATCTGTAATATCAAATCCACGATCAGTTAAGTACATTACTGCATTTGTCCAATCTTCATTTGGTTCTGTAAATTCCATAAAAGGTTTAGCATCTTCTGGTAGCTCTTTTAAGTCCCAATCAATAACTAGGTTTTTACGCTTCTCAGTTTTTATTAATAGTGTTGCTACATCTTGTTCTCGTAATAGCTCAAGTTGTATACGTTGTATATCTGCCTCATCTGCACCCAAAGTTGTTAACAGTTGTTTTAGTCTTACTGTTATCTTACCCTGTGGACTCCAACCTGTTTTAAAGTTACAATTAAAACAATTATACTGAAATGAATCTTCACTGAAGTGAAATCCACCACGTCCTTTAGTGTCTGGTCGTGCTTGCCCATTTCTTATGCACATAGGACAGTTGCCACTAGTCCATCCACTTGGACTAGATCGCCAGTTACTAGGAACCAGAGTTCTAACGTAATTATTCATCAAAGTCATGTGTATATATTACACTCTAACTACTACTTTGTCAAGTGTTCCTGCCGGTTGAGTGTGTTTTGTTCTGATATATTGTACATTTGTACGAAATGTCCATGGATCAATTGAGTTATGTCCATTGTATGGATAGTATGTTTGCGTATAAGAACCTAATGTGATATCAAACCAATCTGATTCAGTAGGATTTTCACTTAAAGCACCTTGTACTGTAAAGTTTCCAGTATAGCCTGTTCCATATACTGCAATTGTAATTAGTCCATTTGGCTTATTATAATAACCAGTTGCCTTTATAGCACTGCTGAAATAGTATGTATCGGCACCAATTACTTTAGAAGTAAATGAATCATTTATTTGTGTGTTTAGAGGTAATGCATCGCCTTCTTCTGAACATTCTACTGTAAAGTTAGGACGCATATTTAAATCGCAAAATAGAGGTAATACTAATCCTTTGTCGTTAGTGTAACTAAACACTAAATCATATAAGCCTTGTGAAAATAATGCACTTTCGCCTACTGTTAATATAACTTTAATACCACCTGCTTCGTAATCACTTATTACAGCTTTTTTACTTACAACTGTTGATCTATCTGTCCTGTCAATAAAAGATGCATTAACTGTAACGCCTTGTAGCATTATTGGTTTTCTATCTTGATTTTTTACAAAGAAGAAAAATTGTGAATCAAATCCACGAAATAATTTTAAAAACCTGTAGTTTAATGGACTGTTTACTGACGTACCTTTAGCACTAGCGTATTTTCCTAGTCCTGGTGCTGATCCATGATCTTCTAATGTGTAGAGATCCCCTACTTGATTGATATTATATGCTGATCCGTAATTTGACATGTGTTAGACTCCTGTAAAGTATTTATCAAAATCTTCCAAATTTTTTCTGCATAAATAAAAGTAATGCAAACAAAACACCAGAAGCTTTTAGACGAGTACCCGTTCTTAACCGTTATTGAATATGCAGGCAAAGAGTATCTTGGCATAGTCCAAAACATAGATAGTCATGTTGCCAGTGTATATATCTACGAACGACTAAGCGATACAAAAGAAAGAGTTAAATTTTTACAACTAGGCGAAGAATGGTGGTGGGAAACAAATAGAAAACTACCTATAAATATTGCGTTAATTAACAGATGGAAGTTTGCTCATTGCATAATGAGTTTTAATGTTAAGCAATTAGAAATAGTAGCAGGTCCTGAAGTTAGATTAAGCAATAGTATCACTAAACGTATCAAACGTAGAAGTATTAATCTTGTAAAGAAAAACCAGTAGCCAACATATTTAACTGCAACACTATCGCCATTGCATAAGCATGGGCGTGAGCCTTTTTAAAGAAGTAATCATCGTTAGTTGGTCTTACCCATACATCTTTATTAATAGTATCCCAATCCTTACCTATTAAATGTCTTTTAGCAGGGCGTATTACTGCTAGCACGGCCGCAAGTTGAGATACACTTGTTGGTTTCATTTGACTTACAATATTATGATGTTTATGAATATGAAAACATTGTTCAACTACTTCTTTGTGTTCTAACAATTCCCACATAGGTTCTTTGTCAAGTAATTCTACTAATTGCTTTTTAGTTTTAATATTTTTATACAAACTAACATTCAGCACATCAATTTTAAAGTAGCCCATTTTTTCTGCTTCTTTGTGATCTATTGTACTAAGTCCACTAAATGGATTACTTGGAATATCGTGAAAGTATACACCCGTATTATGCTTTACTTGTTTATTATTATCTCTGGCAATCATTGCTGGTATGCCTTTAATTATTTTTAACAACTGATCTCTATCAGCAATGTCAATATCAATATCTGTGTTTACTATCATATTCCTGCTTGCTCCAATATTCCTTCTACCCACCTAGTATCTTGTGGGTTAACGCTCATAGTACGTTGCCAGTAATCTATTTCTAAATAGTCTGTTATCATTTTTAATTGTTCGCCGTTGAACCTGTCAATAAGTCCTTGTGCTTCTGTGCTGTTAAATAATACCCACGGTGATATTTTTCCACTACAAATATGAAACACTGCTAAACTTGGTGCAATGTCATTAAAGTATCTATTGTATGTTGTATTGTTTTCTTCAGCCCACATTTGTAAAAATATAATTGTGCGTTCTACACCTCTATCAACTGATTCAGTTTTTAAACGCTCTTTCATCCATCTTGTAAATTGCTTATCCTTGCCCCATATATCAAGTCGCACACTGTTCTTTATTAACCAAGTGGTATAACCCGGTACATCATCGATCCCAATGTCGCGACAGTAATAACCAAACTTGCAAAAACTAATATAATATTGGCTTTTTGCAAAATCTTCGTAAGTTTTATCATTTTTTGAATTTGTTCCTATCTTATAAAATAATTGATATGCTCTAAATCCAAGTTGCACATGCTTCTCGTCTTTTTGCATAAACCTTCTTTTTTGTTCGCACAGATGTACTGCTAATGTGTTTTCTTTCTTAAAAGATTTACCACAGTATTGACATTTGTACATATTATTTTTTCAACAACTCTTTGATTTGTTTTTTATCCATACCGTGTTCTTCAAACAACTCAACAAAATCTTCTTTTGTTTTAGTACTGATAAAAATTTCTACTTCGTCATCATTTAAATGACTGTAATTCTCTACAACCCACTTTTGTACTTTACTTTTCTTCATTGCCTTGCCGGGTGCTATCCAAGGATGAAATGTGCTTTTGCCTAGTCCTACTAATTGCATCAGTTGATACTGCAATTGTGGATGCTTGCGTAATTTATTAAAGTGTACATTAACTACTTCGTTGGTCCATTCTAAGTAATGCTCGCTGAACATCTTATCACCGCAACTACTAGTATAACGCATCAGCAACCATATACCAACTTTTTTCTTTTCTTCTTCTGTTAAACTATCATACCAGCCTCTATCTTTAGTATCAATAGATCTCATTTCTTCTTTGATATTTAATTTATTTGACAATGATTACTTCTCCTTCAGTTTCTATCCAAACTTTTGCACCACATGATAATGGCTTGTCTGGACTATATACTACTTTTGAATCACCTTTAATAACAACTTCGTGTGCGTAGTTATTATTCTTAGATGTTTTACATGTTAACACAGGTTCTCTTTCACCTGTTTTACTATTACGTTTTATAACGTGTTGATTAACATGTATTCTAGTCTTCATTGTACTACCAAAGCTCACTAATGTCAAGTACTTCTGGCAATTTGTTTGCTTCTTTAACAAATAATACACAGGGCGAATTTGGTTCATCACTTAATGGCACATTTAACAAATGTCCAAACTTTAGTTTAGGTGCATACCATTTTACATCTGTATAAATGTTTGTAATGCTTATTTCTAAATATTTTGGTGTAAATCCTGTTAATGGGTTAAATGCAAATACACTAAATCCTCTATCATTTAAACTCATTAAACTTACTACTTCTGGATTACCACATTCTGGGTCGCAAATTACTACACTCCAGTCCAATGGCATAGTAATAGAATATTTTCCTATTTGAATAACTGCCGCTGGTGCATAAAAACTTTCTAAGAACACTAATGGAATAAAATAATAATCAATGTTCCCTGGGTTACTGTAATCTAAAATGCTGTATCGTAAATCTTCTATAGTATCTGGTATGTCATCTAGTTCATACGTTTCGTTTTCAACTGTTAATATTTTCATACTTATTCCTTATTGCCAATCTACTTTATCAATAGTAAATGGATAGTTTGCTTCTTTATAAAACTTCTTACGCTCTGTTAAGTGTTTTTTGCTAAATTTTGCTGAACTGGTAATATCCCATATTTGAACATTATCCTTATCTTCAGCTTTACGAATTCCACGACCTATACTTTGAATTACTCTAACAAAACTTTTACCCGGTTCTATGAGTACCAAATTAAAGATACGTGGTATATTGATTCCTACTGCCGCAACACCATATGTTGCTACTACAATTTGATTAGTTCCTTCATTGATATCATCATAATGATCTTTACGATCTGTTGACTTCATTGCGCCACTAACAAAGTTTGCTTGTGGAAGATTATCACAAATCAATCCACCGGCTTTGATTCTATCTACTAACACAAGTGTATTTCCTGATTTAGAAACCTTTTCAATTAATCCACTCACATATTCCATTCGAGCTTTATCTGTAGTAAGATATGTTAGCTCGCTTTGGTAATTATTATATTCTACGAATTCTTTCATTTGTACAACATTAACATGACACTGACTAAGTACATCCATGTCTTGTAGTTCACTTGCACTAAGTTTGTTAGTTACTTCGCCTAAACACGCTTGTAAACTAACCTTCTCATGATCTGCTTTAGGAATAGTTCCTGTTAGACCCCAACGCAATGGAATGTGAGCAAATTCTTTTGTTAACAAATCTTTTAACACATCTGCTTTAGCTTGGTGTACTTCGTCTACAATAACACAAGTTACATTTTCAGTAAATTCGTGTAAACTAAGTTCATCAAGTCCATCACGGAAACGCTTTCTAATACTATTCAAACTTTGCCATGTACATATAGTATGGGTATGTCCTATTTGTTTTTTGTCGCCGAAGTAAACTCCAACATCCAGTCCTAAGTTAGCATAATCATCAGCAGTTTGTCTTACCAAGTCTTTGTTTGGCACGATAACTATTGACCTTCCATACTGTTCTACACGCTCACTAAGTGCTGCAGTAATTAATGTTTTACCTGCACCAGTGGCAATTTCTTGTAAACAATGCGGTGTATTTAAAAACTTGTTTACAATTTCAATCTGATAGTCACGAAGTGTAATAGGCTCTCCTGCCATTTGATGTTTTTCTGGCCAAAGTCTATTTTGAAATGTTGTTTCGTCTACGATTGGAAAATCAAAGTTGTGTATATTTCTTAGATCATCAATATCAATTTCATAGCCTTGTTCAACTATTATAGGTAATACTTTGTCTAGCAGATTAGTATATGTAACACCACCTACTGAAAAATAACTTTGACATCCGTCCCATCTGCCTAACTTGTATGCTGGCACATGGAATGCATATGGTAAAAAGAACTTTAATTCTTTTTCACATTTTCTACGAGTGCTAACATCAAGACCTTCTATCTTACAGTTAACTTCGTCTTTGAGAATAATTTTACATTTCATATTAGTATAATACACTATTGTATGGGATAAGTCAAGCTCGAACGCTTGATTATGTTAGATATTTTAAAAGTAAATAAAGACAAAACAGTGTAAATGAAATTGATGCAATTAATGATATCCAAAAACCATTTTGTAATACCATGTATGCAAATATAGGAAAGAAAACTAAACTTACAACTACAAAGTAAACTGTTTCTTTTGCCAGTTGGGCAAACACTTCTGGTTGTACTCCACTAAGATGCATAAAGATAACACTTATTACACTACCCAATGGTATTCCTAGTATTAACGCACCCATGGTTGGATTACCACGCTCGGCTGCTGTTACTACACCTGCGATAACTAGCCCGCCTATGATTGCTTTGATTACGAATTCCATCCTGTATTTATGTCATAAAAAAAGCCCCGAAGGGCTTTTTCTAAATTTTATTTTTATACTCTACGCATACAAGTGACTTCAGCAGTTCGTTTCCACTTTTCATCACCAAAACTCTTTTTAAGATCTGCAAGTTTAGTAACCATACGCAAACTAATCTCACGCATCTTTTCTTTGTTATCGATCATAAATTCCATAACATCATTTTCTTCTTCTGAAGTAAACTGATATTCATTAAGCATACCATCTGCAACAATCTGCTTACATCTAAGAACTTTCTCCCTAGTTGTATCCATTGTAAGATCTAAGTAATGACACCTTGACATAATGGCTGCTAAGTGATCTTTAATCTTACCACGCACATTATCAAACTTAAGGTTAGTAATAAAAATAACACTACCTTGGAATTCAAAAGTATCTGGAATACCTTCTCGTCTTAGTAATGCACTATCTGTATTCCAACTTAATTTACGCTTTTTACAAGAGTCAAGTGCTGCTTTAAGCAAGTTAAGACTTGTCTCGTCATACAATACTGTATCACAATCGTCTAACACAAGAACACTATTCTTATCTGCGTTATTGTAAAGTACTTTGTACAAACCAATTGCACTTGAGGCACCTTTGATAACTTCAAAACGTAATTTGTTACCTGCTAGTGTATCAAACAAACTATTCTTTTCTAATACTTGTTCAACACCAAATGATTTACCAACTCCTGGAGGGCCTGTTACAACCATACCACGCACAACACCATCAATTGAGGCTTGTGTCATATCATCTAGTATGCTAAAACGCTCACGCATACGCTCGATAATCTGGTTATCTGTTTCGTTTGGATTGTCCTTCACATTATTAGGAAGAACTTCTACAATTGTCTCACCTTTACGATTCTTGCGAGACTTTCTTAGTTGCATTTGTGCCATTTATTAAACTCCTGTTTTTTATTAACTATACTTACAGTATACAGTAAGACATCTTACTTGTCAACCTTTTATTTGATCTTTTATTCATAGAATTGGGCCCAATGTGAAAAAGGGCCCAATAATCTAGTTTAGTAGGTATTATACTAATACTCTTTTTTTAGAAATAGTGTATTCGTTAGTTGCTCTACCAACATCACCACTTTCAACTGCTGTTGCTCTTACATTAAAACCTTCATCTCTTAATTCAGAAAGTCTTGCACCCGGAGATGCGATGTCTAATTTGTCTCTTAGATCATCCATAGTAAAAGATTTACCTGTACCCCAGAATTTAGCTAGGATTCTTTGGTTTTGAGTACCTTCTTTGAAAAATTTAGTACCCACTGCTTTTGTTTTTTTAGTTTTTGGCATTTTAACTCCTTTTTATTATTAATTATAATAACTTAATGTTATTGTTAAGTATAATATATACTAGGAAGGGAATTCTGTCAACCTTTTAAATAAACCGCTATACTTGTAGGATTTTTACCCTATTTACAAGGGTTTCTTTGGCATTTGAGTACTTTGATAGCTCATGTTTGTTAACTGTACCACGAATTTTAATGGTTTTATCCGAAATAATATCACTAATATCCGGTTGATCTCGCCACCAAAACTTAATAATATCCTTTTCAGCATAAACTGTAGTAATCATATAAACATCACTAGTTTGAATAAACTTAACATCTAGTACTTTTACATTAATATCGTATCGTTTGCCACGATTACCAAAATACATACTACTATGCTTTAGTGCAGACATTTTATCTTCAACTGCTTCACGCTTTTTGTCAATTACTACACTATGTGGTAAACTAGCAATAATACTTACTGCAAACTTATTAACATTTGGCTCTGATAGAGCTTTAGCAACGTTTTGCTCAAAATTATTGAGGTTATTAGTCATCTTTTTAATCATTAACTTACCATTAATAGTATCAATAAGATTATTAGCATTTGTAATTTCTTCTTCAGTGAACGACATTTTTGGATCTTCTAGAATATCAACAATACAAGACTTATTGTCTCGTATTTCAACAGGTTCACCGCTTTGTGTATCAGTATCTGTGTAACCTTGCCCACTACGGACAAATCCTTGATCTTTATAAACCAAGACTGCGGCACACATTACATCAATAACTGTGATAGTTGGCCATGGTGTTTTATTCATTTGTGTCTCCAGTGGTAAAATTAAGTGTTTATCGAACATTTTCTATTTATAAGTATAGTATACGGCAAGAAGTCTTACTTGTCAACCTTTTTATAGTGAAATATCTTCTAATCCTGCGGCACGTAGTTTAACTACATTATTGATCTGGAATTGCTTGGCTTCTAATGCCTTAATAATGCCTATGTATTTGTTTCTTACCAAACTAAAGTCGTTGATAAGATATTGTAAATCTACTACATCTTGCTCGCCGTCAACAAACTTGTCTGCATCACGCGAGCTAAGTGCTTTATTGTAGTTTTCTAAAAACTTACGAAATGTTTTGGATCGTAATGTACGCATTTCGGTATGTAGAAACTCAAGTATTGCTTCTACTTCCTGTAATTGATTAAATCTATGTTCTACAATACCTGGCATGTCTCTACTTTGCTTTTCTAACACACCTTTCATACTGCACTCAAATCGTGCTTCATCAATTTGCTTTTCATAGTGAGAGATAGCCGGAACTATCTCTCCTAAATTTGCTGTAACTTTACGATACCATACACTCATTAGTATTCTAACTCCTCGTCATCTTCATTGTATTCATCAAAAACATCTTCATCTTCTTCTTCTTGCTCTAAGTGTTCATCGAGTGCCTCACCTAAGTATTCGCAATGATCAGATATTTCTTTATACGCTGGTTTTAGTTCAAACCCAAAGTCGAGAAGCTGGTATATTGTTCTTCGAGCAAAGTCTGGTTTATCTTTATCAGATATAAAGTTTTGTGCTTCGTCATATAAGTTAAAAATAAACTCAAAATCTCCTTCATCAAGATTCATTTACCACCTCCGTTGTAGTTTCTTCAATGTTATCCATAATTTCTTCTTCTGCATCAGCTACATCATTGTCATATTCTGACATGACGATATCTAATGCGCCGTCCTTGTTTGCATTCCAAGGTTTACGGAACATTTTAATTACTTCACCTGTTACGGTGCTAGTGTATTCTAAACTGTTTCCACTTTTCTTTAACAAACCTTTTGCTTCAAAGAAGTCAGTTAAGCCACTGTATGGGCTCATACCTGTTTCATATGGGATTTCAACTTGCACACTTTCAAATGGTTTAGCGTAACGAGATTTCATTACTTTACACGCCGCTCTAATACCAAATACTTGTGATGTTTTGTTACCGTCTGCATCAACTTTAAGTTTAAGTTTACGCATTGCAATAACAATACTACTTGCATAGATAAAGCCTTGTCCGCCTGAGATCTTATCATCTGGATCGAACATGTCTTGTGATGCATATGTATGGTTAGTTGCTAGTAGTCCTACATTGTACTGTCCAAACATATTAACTGTGTTACGAACCAATGAAGTTAGTGCTTTAGGCTTACGACCCATGTCACCTTTCATATCACCTTTGTTAAACTGGTCAACATCGGTGGGTGTTAATAACATACCTAACGAGTCAACTACAAACAATACTTTAGGTCTGTCTTCATCTTCTGCATCGGCATATTCTGCCTTGTAATCTTTCATAAAGTCACTAATTGTTTTAGCAACATCATCAATCATACTCATGTTAAGTTTTAATAGTTTTTCTGGTGTAGTATCTACATTCAGTGCGTGTAGCCATTTCTCATCTAATGCATTTTCTGTGTCAATTAGAATAACAAATATGCCTTGTTCTTGTGCTGATCTAACTACATTACCTGCCGCGATAAATGATTTACCTGCGCCGGATTCTCCTGCTAGAACAGTTACCTTACCTAGTGGAATTCCTTTGTCAAATTCGTTACTGATAAGTTTGTTTAGTGTGTAATTTCCTGTACTAATCCAAGTGTCAGGGTCATTGAAGCCTACGCTTAACCCAGGAACACTTTTAGTAATAGCTTTTCGGAATTTACTTACGTCAAATGGTCTTGCCATAATGTTTTTTCTCCTATGTTAAAGTGAGGGCACTAAGGACCCCCACTTAATTTATATTACTTATTGCTTACGATTTCTAATCGCTGCTAAAATGTCTTGAGCACTTGCTTGTCCTTCGGCTGCCGGTGCTGCTTCTGCCGTTGCCATTTCTGGCTCTGGTGCTGGCGCTGGCGCTGGTGCTACTGCTTCAGCAACTGGTGCCGCTGGTGCAGGTGCTGGTGCTGGTGTTGGTGGTGGAGTAGTTGCCGCTACTTCAGGTTTTGCTCCTGTAGTAGCTGGTGCATCCACACCATATGGACGATAGTACTGACCAAAACGTGCTGGATCATACAACTGTCCATCAACACTTGCTTCAAACATTTCAAAGATAGCGTTTAGATGTTCTGCATCAGGCTTCTTAGGTAAGAAGTCATTTAGATTGTGTAGGTCGTGTGTTGCAATTGCATCACGTTCTGTCTGATCTAAACTACGTTCTCTACGAGCCCAATTAGATGTTGAATAGTCAGCATATTGACCTTTGGTAGATTTTCTAATTACGAAATCTGTACCAGCCTCATAGTCTGTAGGAATTTCCTGGAATTCAGGATCCATTAATGCTGAACTAATGATTTTATAAATTTGAGGTGAAATAACAAAACGTCTAATAGGATTCTCAGGTACTGAGTCTTCCTGTAGATCACTTTGTGTTACAAAGCCTTGGAAAATGTAACTACGCTTTTTCCAATACTTACGACCCATATCTTCCATAGTAGGGTCTTTAAACCAAGGACGAATTTCTGCATGTACTGGACATGTATCTCCCCACATTTCAACACAAGGAACTTGTATTGTAACTGGTTTGTTTTCGTCGCCGCCTTTTACACCTGGAAATGATAGACGGATCATCTGACGTTCTTTCCAAAAGAAAGTGTTGTCGGGATCTGCGTCTGGTAGGAATCGTAGTGTTGCACTACTGCCTTCTGGAATATTCCAGTGTGTGAAGATAGCGTTATCGCCGCCACCTTGTGATGAGCTTGAGCTCTTTGTTTCTTGTGCTTGTAATTTTGCACGGATTTCTGCTAAAGATGCCATTATTAGTTTCTCCTATATTAGCCTTTATTTGTAACAAAACTTATAGTTCTGCTTTGTTTGTGTAGCTAGTGCTACTTTGCCTTTGTGTAGCTCTTAACTACTTTTGCCTTTAGTTGCCATTACAGTATATAATAAATTGTGCCTACTGTCAAGCACTTTTAAAGAAAAATTATGCAATCTTTCTTCTTAGACTATTTAACATTGCTTCAGCAAGATCTTCCATTGCTGGTTCCTTTGCTGGAGCCTTGTTATTTTTATCTAAATATGCTGCAATTTTGGCTAATAGTATAACATGCTCTTTTGGCAAGCTATACATTTCGCCTGAAATTTGACTTAGTAAGTTAAATACTTCGTCATTTTTACTGTTCATTGCTAGGTAAGATAAGTGTGATACTAACTTAGCCATTGCGCCATTACCACCTGAATATTTAATTGGATCTTCATTATCCGGATGCTCAGGATCGTTTGGATCAATGTTAAGTTTGAAATCTTCCTTGTTTTTAATCATATCGTATAAACGATTCATGTTATTTTTAGTTAGATCTGTCATACTATCTCTCTCCTTTACAATACGGGCTACTGTTTCTAAGACTGCATCCATATTCGCAGTCTCAAATGTATTGTACATGAACTTGTCAGTTAAGTCAACCGATTCTTTATCTTTTTCTTCTACAATCGCAGTAGTAGGTACCTGATAGGCGTTATAACCTTTTGAAGTCTGTAGACTCTTAACTGTATTCTTAAATTCTTTTAATTTTTGTTTAACTGTTTCAACAATGTTTTCATTACCTTCGTTTGTTAGTTTGTTTGTACGCACATGTCTCAAAAACTGTGTACATTGTGCTACTTCTGTACATAAAGTAACTATTGATTCACCAATTGCATCATATGGCGTTCCGCCTTTGCTTACATGGTTGGCCATAGCTTTAGCGCCTTGTAAATATTTGTGTGGGAATCTAAATCTCTCTCCGGCACTGTTTTCAATAAACAATGCTTTGATGTTACGTGATCTGCTGCCACGCACTTCTTCATTAACACCTTTTGTATGTTTAATAATAAGTTTAGTGTTTTCTGGCAATTGAATATAACTTGTTTTTAGGCTACCTGTTGCAGGTGTATAGCTTTCCATAACACTCTTGTTTTCGTAAAATTCTTCATCAGTTTCGCCAGCTGCCATTTCTTTACAATCCGAACATCTACCATGTCCATCATTGTAGTCCATCATAGGAGCACCACAACAATTACTTACCATACCTTCTGAATCAGCATATTCATCACCTGGAGAATATGATTCAGTTTCTGCTTCAAGTAATTCGCCCGATGCTAAAATATCAATTGCATGTTTAATATCTGTGTTTTCCATATCCACATGTGGTATTGCTTTTAATATAGCTTGCACTTGTGGCATACTCATAAATTCTTCATCATCTGTATCTATTTCATCTGTGAATTCGTAATATGAACTATCAGTCATTCTATAGTTATCTGCTTGAATTTCTTTAGCATGATCAACTACATGTGCCATAAATGCCTCTACTGAATTTCCGCCTTCATTCATTGATTCAACAAATACTTCTACCATGTCATCACCATTACGCAATGCACCTTTTTTAACTTTTACGTTTTCTTTGCCGTATTTTGCTATTGCTTCTTCCGGAGACATACTAGTTTGTTTCCAACGCTTTTCTGCTTCGTTAGTTTTTTCACGTTTTTCTGCAGCACAATCATCACAAGTAGTAATGTCGCCGTCTGTTTCGTCGCTAATCCATTCACAGTCTGCACAACCTTGTGTGCCTTCAGCTACTTCAGATTCAGTAGGATTCAAAGCGTCTAACTCAGCATCATTTTTTTCTACTTCACCTGAATTATATGCTGACTTTGGATTAGGTTTTGCGTTTGGTGGTAGAACGTCATTGTCTACTCCATATATAGAAGTCTTTTTGCCTTTTGACTTGGCAATAGCTTCTCTGTATAAAGCTCTATAATCATCGTTTACTGCTGTATCAAAATAAGGTTCATGTTCGCCAATATCAACGGCTTCAATCATCTTGTTAACATCACGTAATTCTGATGAAACCATGTTTGGATCCATTTCTTCATTCTCAAGATACCACTTGTGTCTTAATAATGATTTTTTCATTATTTGAAATACCGGTGAACTTGCATCTTCTTTAATACCAGATAGTTCTCTTAATCTGCGTACTTCTTCAGTTTTTGATTCCAACTGAGAAATCATGTCATCAAATGTCATATCGTCTTTTTTGTTCCTCAATGCGTCAACTACTATTGCTAATGTACGTTTTGCTAATTCATCTCTGTCTCGAGTGGCTGTTGTCATTTCAATCCAAGTCCACTCATAAATCATTTGCATCACTTCGTCAACACTTTTGTCCCACATCTGCGTGTGTTCTTTCCAGAAGTCTGTAATCTCGTAATAGCCTGTAACGGCGCTTGGTTGCATGTCTTTCATCGCCTTTTCAGTACGGTCGTCTTCTTTTACTACATCATGTGCGAAGTCTTTTAATTCAATATTCTTATCAAATTTTCTAATGTTATATTCTGCCATAGCGTTGTGTCCTGCTTTTTTAATACTATTCAATAAATCTTTGTGTTCATTAAAATTGAAACTAGCTCCTGCTTGTACAACTAGTTCAACTCCATCTTCTTCTTCTCTAATAGTGATAAGAAAATCATTATCATATGCGTAAAATCTCGCTGATAATTCAGGATCTAATGTTTTATTTCCCATTGGATCAAACAATTTTAATTTAATGTTTGCACCCTTTAGGATGTTAAAAATCTCTTGTGATAGTTGCATTGTATAGTATTCCTTTAATGTATTTATCAATTATTGCGTTATAGTAGGCTAAACGGCATAGGCTCCATACCGTCTCCGTCTTCAAAATCGTCGTTTAAGTAGTCAAAAGCATCTTCTTCGTATTTAGATACTTCTAAACTCATACGCACTATTAAATTAACTGCCATTACAAGGTCATCGTGTTCGCCGTCTTTGGCTGCATAACTATTACCACGTGCAATAAATGTTTTTAATTCTCTTAACAGAGGCTTACTTGCTATTTCTAGTTTCTCTGTTTCTACCCAGTATTTTAGTTTACTACATGCACTTATTTTTGATTTATGTGTAGTTGTGAAGCCTCTTCTATAGCGTTTAGCATTACCATGTTGCCGTGTTTCACTTAAAAATGTACCAGGAAAGTTTTCTTCGCCTGTTTCTTCTACAACAACCAGTGCTGCTTCGCCCAATGTGTTGTTTTCCATACTGTAATATATTTCACAATCGCCATTTGTTTCGCTTTCTATAAACTGTGCTATTTCTCGCAAAATTTTTATCTGCCCTTGAACTGTTGTTCTATTATGCATCCATTCTGCTACTTGTTTCATTCCTGGC